ATGCAAAATATGCCATCGCACCTGGTCCTATCGCCAGATGTTTCATTAATGTGTCAGTGAGTGTTCACTTTAGGCTCAGCATATAAAGTGTCGAACGTACCAGTGCTGTAATCTCATCCTGAATATTCTTCAGGTACGAGTCTCGTGGAAGGCGCATGCGGCGAAGCTGTGTCAGAAGCGAGCGGAAATACATTTTCGGGTTGCGTGCAATAGTGCGACGGCCGACAACGATGCGGCGGAAGCGACCGTACTTACCCATGTATGCCTCGGCATAACTGTCAAACAAAGGGACGATACCTTCATAGTACGCCTGGAGCGCCTTGTGCTGCGCAAACGAATTGGTCGTCAGGTGAAAGGCGTGTGCCTGTGTACGGGAATTCATAAGAAGACCGACGTACTTCTGACCGTTCATTTAATAGTAGGCGGCGAAATTCTTACGCAGGAAGGAGAACACCAGGGCGAAGACCAGGGTGTGCACACCCACAGCCAGCAGGGAAGACTGGCCGGACATAAAGACGCCCTTGCCGGCTGGGGGAATCGTCAGAAGGACGCCTGGGGTCAGCAGCACGAACAGGATGGCGGGCACGATCATGTCAGCTGGGCGCAGGGACACCTTGAGCACAAACTTGGCAATCAGGTAGTACACCAGGGACAGCACCAGGGCGTGCACCAGGACTGGGCTGGGGCCCACGCGCAGGAGCAGGCCCGGGCTGAGCAGGGCGAACAGGATGGCTGGGGTCAGAATCTTGGGACCGGTGATATCCATGTGAGCAGATACTATCTACCGAGAAAATTGTCGGACAAACTCGGCAAAGTTGTGGAAGGACGCCTTGTTCATCAGCGTGCTGTTGAGATGGTTGTCCTCGAGGTACTGACGAAGTGACATCCACATGTTGAGGACATCCTCAGAGTGCCAGTCATGCCAGTCCTGAGGACCGAGGATAATCTCGTGGTCCTCCTGCTCGTCGTAGGTGTCATCGACGTCGTCGGGACCGATGAGAGCGTCGTCACGGTACTCATTGTTGATACCCATTGTTTCTACTTGTTTTTCTTACGTTTCGACTCCTTAAGCGGTTTTCTTGACGGTGATGGTGTTGCGCTCCTTGACTGGAGCGTGGTCTACGATGATTTGGTATACCTGCTCGACTTTAGTTTCGTCGTTGCTGAAGTATGCACGCAGACCCGCCAGAATGACATTCTTCGTGATGCTGCCACGGGACTCTTTGGTGTGCAGGGAAACCTTCTCCTGATTCACCTTGACCGTGTCAACGTCCTGCGTCTCCTTGATTTCCTTCATGTGGCTCTGGACCTGTGCCCTGAGCTCCTTCTCACGCTTATTCAGAATCGCCATGTCTTTCCTCGCAGCAGCAAGCTGGTGCTTCAAGGAGAGCCATTCAGTCATGACAGCCTTAAACTCGTCCATTTGTTAGTTAAAGGTGTTTATTTTTTAAGTGCTGCTTTAGTCCCAACTCATACTGAGTTGATTTCTACTTCTCGTAGCTGTTCTCAATCTCGAACTTGGGGCGCATCGTGTCCGGAGGAATGGTGGACAGGTTAAAGATGCTCACTGCGTCGCGGGGGTTGGGTGGCTCGGAGCGGAAGTCGCGGTTGGCGTTACGCAGGTTGCCGCCGATCGTCTCGGGGAAACCAATCTGGGCACGGGGATCCAGGAAGTTCTGGCCAGACAGGATGGCGTCTGGAGAAAACTGACCGAAATCCTCGGTCGTCACCACCTCCTTGGGAATCAGACCCACGTTGGTGTTGTCGTACACTGGCATGTCGACGGTGCGCATGACAGCGCCGCTGCCAACCTCGAACGGGGCTGGATCGTCGACCGAAGAGAAGGTACCACCTGGAGCAGAGAGGTGACCACCGCCCTGCATGATGCGGGGACCATCGCTGGCTGGCTTACCATCGTCTGGCGAGGCGCCGACTGGGTCGCTGCCTGTCGGGGTGTAGCCGCTACGCTGAGGATAAAATACCATCATGGCAATCAGGAACAGAAGAATCAGAATCGCCAGACCTTTGCCGTCCATCTTATAATAGTATACGACTTTTTTTTTCAGTCCAGGTAATCCGTCGGGTCATCCTCCTCCGCCTCTGGCTCTGGCTCGTCTGCAAATTGGAACTCGACTGGGTATCCCTTCGTCTTTGGCTTTGGTGCCGCCCGCTGACGAACCTGGACGACGCGCCAGATGGGACCGAAGGATCGCTTGAGGAACCAGAGACCAGCCAGCTCAAACAGAAAATCACACGCTCCTGAAATCTCCTCAATGGGATTCTTCTGAGCGTCGAAGAACGTCGTCACCACCTTCCCCTTGATTGAAGCCAGGGCGGCTGAAAGTTCACCATCGGTAGACAGGCTCGCCTGGTATGCGGAACGAATAGTCTCGGTCGAGACATCCTTGCCGAACCACTCGAGCTTGCTCACCTCCGCCTGACTCAGAAGCTCGTTATCGATATTCTCAAACAAAGTTTTTGAGGGCACCTTGAGATTTACCTGACGCGTCTCCTTGGTCAGCGTCCCGTCAACCTGGACGTTGTTCACCTGGTGAAAGACACGAGCGTCACCCTTTGCTGAAACCTTCAGAAAATAACGGCCGTCTGGAATCTTTACGGGAGTTCCGTACTCCATTGTGCTCAAAAAACAAACCTAAGCTCTAAGTAGATGAATCCAGTGGCTACGTGTCCAGCTGGATACTTTCCCATACCAGGGGATTCTTCCAACTGTGCCACGTCGACGAGTTCAACCGTCGTTGCCAAAACGTGCCCGACTGGGTACACGCTCCAGTCGAACGGGCTCTGCGGAACAGGGAACACATATGTGACGACAGGACCGACATATTGTGGGCCACAGTACACTGGGAAGAACTGTATGTATCAGACACAGGTGACACCTGGTATAACACCAGCCACTGGAACGGAATCGGGCCCGAACATGATTTGTGCATTCCAGGAGGGTGATGCGCAGTATCCATGTGATCCGGGGTGTTGTGGACCACCTCCAACGGAAACGGAAACGGACGACGGTACGACGGGTGGCGACGAAAACGGAACCGAACCCAAATTTCCACTCTGGGCAATCATACTTTTGATTGTTCTGGGAACTATCATAATGGCTTTGTTAATCGTATGGGCTGCCAAAAAAATGTCACGAAACAGTAGATATGGAGTCCCTACCAAAGGTTGACTACTCCACGGCATGGAATTTCATCACAGAAACACCGGTGTACGGTGGTTTCATGGTGTGGCACCTGATAATGTTTATGGTCCTCGGTCCCATGCTGACATGGCCGATGCTCGTCCTTCTTCTGATCGTGTTCGGTACCCAGACCGCGAAACTAGTTAAAGAAGTGAAGAGCTCAACAAGTATCAATGGCTGACACTACCACCATCACTCTGCAGACTATCTTCGATGAGATCAAGCTCCTTCGCAAGGACCTTCGCAAGGTGAAGAACCTGATCGAGGACCCACAGGGCGAGAAGGCCAAGGCTCGTTCGACCAGCAACGGTTTCAACAAGCCTCTGGACATTTCCGAGGAGCTGCGTAAGTTTCTGAAGCTGGCTGCCGGTGAGCAGATTTCCCGCTCCCAGGTGACCAAGAAGGTGAACGAGTACGTGACGGAGAAGGGTCTGAAGCAGGGTCAGAACATCAACCTGGACGCATCCCTGAAGGCGATCCTGGACCCCCCTGCCGACGTGCAGGTGACGTTCCTGAACATCCAGAAGTACATCAACAAGCACTACATCAAGTCTGAGGTGCCAGCCAAGCCCAAGAAGGCTGCAGCCACTCCAGTAGAGGCTGCTGCCGAGACGCCAAAGCCCGCAGCGGCGAAGCGTCCCACCGTGAAGAAGGCTTGAAACAGAGGGTGTTGTCTACTGGATTTTTTCCCCGGTCTAATGTAATATGAGTAAGCTTATGATTTTGTTCTTCATTCTCATTGCACTCTTTTTCGTGTTCCAGGTTGTCAAAAAACCAGCTCTGAGCCCGGATGTATCAAATGTTGGACCTGGATACATTCCGGCTTTCCAGGGGCACCCGGAGATTGGTGTCAGAATTGCTTAAATATGATTCAACCAGTTGTTTCCATAGCGCTTTATCATCGCGTTAACACGTGCGGGACTGAAAACTGTTCGGGCCAAGCTGTTCCCGGCAGTTCTCGCTCTCGTGTGTGCGACGGCTCTCCTGGTTGCAATTTTACGACGAAGGAGTTTGCGAAATGCAAGACGACCCCGAAGTTCTCGAGCGCTGTTCATTCGTCGCCTCTCTACGTTAGCTCTCGGAGCGGGCATTAGCCCCTGGAAACCTGCTGGTGCAATATACCTGGTGTTGTACCAGTGGATGAAGTTGCGCAATTCTGCAATGCGAGCGGACATCCTACTATGAGGAGAGAATTTAACTTAAAAACAAAAAGTGAACATAGTGTAATGGAAACCGTTGAAGCGCCAGAGCTCGTCGATGCCCCAAACATCGACCGCGTGGCGCTTGAACGCCTGGTAGGAACGAAAA